AATGATCCTGCAACATACTCACCACCGGGATGTTCCACGGTGACTTCTGTTGAAGTGAATACCGTCTCTCCGTCAACCTCGAACGCGAGTACTTCCGCATCCTTGGGCTTGATGACAACGGTGATTCCACTTTCCATGATCCTAGCCTTGTCATAGAAGGGGACTGTGCCTGTTGGGGATACGGACTGTGATTCTAGGAAGGTGCCAGCAATCGTGATGTGCTCTGCTGTAGCCACCATGTTGAAATCGAAGAGCCTTCCAGCCTCTGTACCGACCTGTCCCCACTCGTAGACGTGATGCAAGCTCTCAGGTGAAACTCTCGCAAGTCCGTCGATGTACTCTCCGAGAAGCTTGACTACATAGTTTCCGATGTCTGTGTTGAACTGCCTGCGCAAGCGCTGGGTCTCAATCAGGAATCCCTCTGAGTATTCAATGATGTTGTTGAGCTTGTTAACAAGATCAGTGACATCAACCCTAACCCTCACAAGGCACCCTTTTGGTCGTCACTGCGAACAAGCTGAGTCTTGAAATGCTCTACTACTCCCCATGGGTTGATAAAGGGACTAAGGCTGCGGACCTCATAAACCGTAGGCACCATTCCTCCATCGATGTTCTCGTTGAAAAGAACCAATCCCGTGTCGTCACAAGTCCTTGTGCGAATATTGGTGATACGAAGTTCTGAGAATGGTACCGAAGATTCGTCCTGTAGGATTTGGATATCCCTGTCAAACCTTCCGTATACCAGCATTGGCAAAGCGAATAGATCATCAAATGTCTGCAAGGCATTTTGCTTGGATGTGTTGAACGACCCAGTCTTGAGTTCACAAGGAACCGACTGGTCGAACTCCCAGTTAGCTTCCATTGCACCGGAAGGCTTTTGAACCTTGACTGGGTAGTACACGTCTGCAAGCATAGGGAAGAACATCAGAGCAATCCTGCCCTCACGATGTAGTCCCTGTAAACCCTGAGCAGAACGTCCACTGTCTTATTGCCTGTGCCCGTAAGAGCCTTGGCGCTGTACTTGATCTTGTACTGGTCTGTTGCGTACTCCAAGACATACTTGTCGGTGTATGAGGAGCCGCACGTAATGTCGTCTACAAGAAGCTTGAGACATTGGCTTACTACTGGTGGGATAACTTCGTGACCTGTTTCGAACTGGACAACGTAATCTTTACCTGTTGGGAAGGAACCACTTCGTCCATATGTTGAGCCATAGTCTGATCCTGCGAACATGAGCGAGATTGGCTTTCCAGACTCATAGTCCGAATCACCTAGGTGAATGATCGATGTCCTGTCAGGTGAGATTGCAAGGTCGTATGGGTTGGTTTCTGATTCAGAGTCGTAAACCAGAACTCCACTCTCCCATACCTTCAATAGCTTGTTGAGCTTGTAGGGTACCGTCAGGTAATCGCTACCGCTGCCCTCTGTCTCATATGTTTCCTTGAGCATGTAGAATCCATTGGTGTATCCGTCGATAATGCCTCTGGCGACAACCTCATTGGCTACCGCCTTGGCATACTGCGCCTCAGTATAGATTGATGGCAGCAAAGCTTTGATATCGATGTATGGCCTCACAACGGACACCTGATCAGCTACCTTGAGATATCCTCCTGTGGATACCTTCATAACGTAGTCATCATCGTACATGCTTGGAACTTCAATTCTTAGAGCGCCCTCATTATCAGTTGTTGCGGTGCCCTTAGCAACCTCAACAGAGTCTCCGTCAACCAAAGACCAAGTGTATACTGTGCTTGCTTCTAGCCCCGCCTTGTCGTAAAACAAAGGGAATGGGGGCACTCTATGAATGATCATCGTCCGTAGAATTCCTTTACTTCCTCAACGGATGCCTCGCGTACCTTCTTCAAGGTTACCCACTTGGCTGCCGCTTCCTTGGTAACCACGTTGAATCCTGCCTTTAGCTTTCCGACTTCGGACCAATCGATATTACCCTGAGAGACAACAATTGTCTTGTCATCTGCTACCGGCGCTACAACTGTCTTACGCGGCTTGCGTGACTGCTTTTGTGTTACTCCGGTCTTGCCCATTACTAGGGCACCAACACCTTCCTCTACAGGCTCAGGTGCGGTGACTTCAACATCACTCATATTTTCCTCCATGCGTTCATTATATCATTGGGTACGACAAAGGGGGCAGGTTACCCCGCCCCCTCTGACTTAGCTTCTACCGATCAGATGTCGGCTGCTGCATCTGCATAAGCAAGTGCGTCAAGCTCTTCCCAAGCGAGTCCGAAACGTACGTATACGGTGTACTCGATTGTGTCCTTCTTGTTACGGAACTCGCGGTACATCTGCACGTCGCGCTGGAAGCCCCACAAGCGGTTCTGTGGGAAGGTTAGTTCCACACGATCCTCTGGGAAGTAAGGTACTTCCACAACATTCAGACCCAGAACCTTAGTAGCCTTGAGGCCACCAATTACCTGATCGGTACCGTTGAGGTACGTCTGCTTGTTGTTGTCGGTCCAGATAGCGTTGGCAAGAGTACCGTTGTTACGAACAATGTTCGCAAATGTGGTAGAGCCTGCGTAGAACTTTAGACCGTTCTTCATTGCGCGATACTTGCGAGGCATCGTGTCGATGAGACCCTGCATAACCTCTGGCGTCCATGCTCCGCCAGTAACGGTTACAACCTTCTCATGTGCTCCTGAACCGGATGCGTCAGCGAGAGCTACGAATCCCGGCATAATCTTGAGGAACTTGTCAGCGCCGGTACCTAGACCGTTGATTGCCAAGTCTTCAATGTCATTTGCTAGTGCGTTCGTCATGTTGCGAACGATGCGATCTTCGAGGGCATCCTTTTCGATGTTGTCCTCAAGAACTTCTGTGGAAAGCTCCCAGTCGAGACGAATCTTCTTCGTAGTAAGCTCAATCTTTGTGAATTCAGCTCCTGCGTTCTCGTAAGTTCCGTCAGCCTGTGCTGCGGCGCGGATTACACGCTCACCAACATTAAGCTTCTCAATTTCTGCGGTGTTTGCACGCATTGTGATCTTGCGACCATCCTGAGCAAGATAAGTAGCATCCCATACGTAATCGATGAACTGCTTGGACTGATCTGGCTGTAGGATTCCTCCACCGGCTGTACCGGATGGGTTAACGGCGTTAGCACCGGATGTGCTTCCGAAATAGCCACCAGCTACGTTTCCTACATTACCTGCGGCTGGGGAAGTTACTCCACCAATACCACCGGCTGCAAGAACACCAGCTTCAACGGCCTTTTCTAGAACCTCTTCTGACATTTTCACCTCCATTTGTTATTAAAACTGTCAGTTGTTGAAATAGGCGGTATCGAGGATACGTCCAGCCCATTTACTTTGCTTAGCCGGTACTACCGACTCTACCTGCCTAATCTCGCCCAGATCAGCAGACTTCTGGAATGCGCTCTTGCTTTCCACAGCATCGACACGCTTACCAAATTCATTTGTTGCGGAAGCAATCTCGTCCTTGGCTGCGGACAGGTCAGAAGAGACCTTCTGGATTGCTTCGCTGTTTTCCTGCACCGTTCCACCGAGAGACTTCACAAGTTCTGCAAGTCCAGCGAGTGGTGCCAATGCGTCGGTGAGACTCTTGAGCAGTGCCTTCATTTCAGAGTTGTCATCTACTGGGGCTTCAACAGCCTTCTCGACAACAACCTCTTCTGCGGCAACCTCTTCGACAGGTTCTACAACCTCTTCGACAGCTACCTCTTCTACGACAGTCTCTTCTGCGGCATCCTTAGGTGTTCCTTCGAATACCTGCGGTGCGCCTAGGGATTCATCAACAGACTTCTCGATGACTACCTCCTCTACGACTGTTACGTCAGTTTCAGCGTTGTTCACGTTCTCAACCTCCTTATCCTTGGTCTTTGATAGTGAAGAAACATTCTTCAAAATACGACGATTTGCTGCAACCATTGTATCATCATTTTGTGCATAGATGCGTACAATTGCTACAGGGTCAGTTTCCGATGCGTTAAACACTTCATCAGAAGTGTCTAGCTTTACCGTTCCTGCGCTAATTACCTTCTCGATTACTCCGATACCCTCGTTGAAATCTACGGTATCACCGTCAGAAGGTACGTACCTTGCACCAGCCAATAGGGACTTGACAACTTCCATCTTGTCGCTATCGGATGATTCTACGAAACCAATGTTCTGCATTGTTGTATCACAGTGGTAACAAGTTGTTGCGGTTGCAGATGTAATCTGAACCGTATTGTCGTTGCGGCACCAGAATACATTCTCTGGTGAAGTGTTTGCTAGGTATCCACCATCGGCACTCTTTTCGAATGACATGATTGCGGATAGCTGGTTACATGGGTTGTCTACCAAGGAGAGTTCGTTAAGGAAGTAATCCTCGATGACCCTGTAGATTCCCTTGTCTACGATCTTGTCGGATGTCTTGGTTACGACTCCACCAATGGAGAAGCCCCTCAGGGTACCGTCCAAAACCTTCTGCCAAGTATCCTCAGCGCCCTTGGAAACATACGCTGAGACAAAGATACCGTTGTAGACCTTGTCGGTCTTTGGATCATAGAAGCGCTCTGGCTTGAATGAGATGACGCTTCCAACAGCCTTTAGCCTGTCGTGCATCTCTCGCATGTTGCCCGCGAAACTCTTGAATGCCTTAAGCGATGCCTCAATAGGTACGATATCTCCTGCAAGGTCGATATTATCGAGCGTTGCAAATCCGTGGACCATTCGACGTTCTGTGTCCACCTTTGTAAGTGGAACAGTGAATTCGATACGTCCATCGATAATCTTACCGGAAGTTTCAGCGAAATTCATCATAGCTCTCCTAGTATATCACTTATTTGCTTTTGCTCCACTACCCTTTGGATTTCTTCCAGTGGCAGTTGTTGGAGAATCAGAAGCATTCTGTGAACGTGACCTATCACGCGCATCGCGGGCTGGCTTTGCTCCCGCTACGGCAGGCTTAGCTGCTACTGCCTCAGCCTTTGCTTGTGCGGCAGTTGCTGCTGTATCAGCCTTCATTTGGTTTTCCTGAGCCTTGGCATCAAGCTGCATTTGCATTTGTTCCTTGGCCTGATTTGCCTGCTCATCATCAAGACCCTCAATCTGAGCCTTGCCCAAATCTCCACGTACCTCATTAGGCTTGATAACATTCTGACCCAAGTAGATTTCGTGAATCTGTGCGGATACGAGTTCGTCAACAACAGAAGCCTCGTTGAACTTGAGTTCTACCAAGAGAGTCGCTTCCTTGATGATATTGGACACAACCTTCTCTAGGTAACGCTGCAATGGACGAATAACGTTGTCACGGAATGTACGGTCCTGTGTTACTGCCGCCGCTACACCGCTACCCTCAGCAATACCCAGCTTTGACAGCGGTACTTGGTGAGCCATCAAGATGTTCTGGCGATTGTTCTGGCGGTACTGCTCGAAGCTGGCATCCTGAATCTTGTTCTCTACAGGTTCCATCTTGAACTCAACCTTGTTGCCATCGGCATCAGGAGGAAGAGGGACGAACAGGGTACGGTGATTCTGACCCTTGAGGTTTGTCTGTAGGAATCGGAATAGCTTGTCTTCTGCCGTTGCTGAAAGCTTGGCACCCTTGAGGGTGATAAGATAACGAGGCACAGCCTTGTTCTCGAAGTACTCAAGGTTGTATTGTTCTGCCTGCTGGTCACCGACAACAGAAGTTGCTGCGGACACAACGTCAGGCACACCATAATAGGTATTCAATGGTGAGTACTTCTTGAAATGAATGATTTCGTTTGGCTCTGGGTCACCAATGATTGGGTCAGGGTTCTTTGCACCGAAGTTACGGAAGTAAACTACCTTCTGTCCAATGATCTGAACATAGCCATCCTTGAGGCGACGCACACGAACTGTAATAGCAGGAACGTGACCGACATAACCAATCTTTCCCGTGGTTGTACGACCGATTTCCATGTAGCCGTTTCCGGTTGCTTCATAGTCAGTGACAATCTTGTTCATTGTGTCAGTGAATGCGTCCTGATCATTAAGACCTTCGAGCCATTCGCGTGCAGCTACCTTGATCTTGTCAAGCTTCTTCTTGGCCTTGTCCTGAGCCTCTGGCTTCTTGGTCTGTAGCTCCTGCATTGCCTTGGGGGTAAGCTGAAAGGAGAACTCCATACCCACGGCAGAATGAACCTTCGCAGAGATAGCGGAGTGGTTGGAGAAGCTGGTGTCATAGAACCCAGCTAGGGTGTACAGGTTGTAGGGTGGGTTGATGGCGTCAAAGGCACCGTAGCCGTTGACATAATTTAACTTGCCGGGATTGATCTGGTTGGACTGCGCTCCACTACCCGAAGGCTGCATCTTGGACGATTCCTCGTAAGATGCTGTAGGCGCTGCGCCCAATGACTTCTCAAGACGATCTACACGACGCTTGAGGTTGTTGTCTAGATTAACAGACTCAGACTTGATATCCTTCCAAGCCTTATCGAAAGGGTCTGCGCTTGGCTTTGGTGTGGGGAGAATCTCATCCCTTGCCACCTTTACATCAATGAAGGTGTCAGTACTCATTGTGACCGTTCTTTCTCATTGCTGCCTGTGCTGCCGCCAAAGCACCGAGGTCATTAACGCTGGGGATAAGACCTTCCTTTAGTCGGTCTACCTGCTCAGAGTGTTCGTCATCTGATGCCCTGCGGATTCCAGCTTGGAACCAAGGCTTGCCTTCTGGCTGACCATAATGTGCTGCTGCATTCTTGAGCTTCTTCATTGCGTCGAAGTCATACATGGAGCTAGCCTTGATATTGAGCATGTTTCCGTTACCGTCATGGAATAGGTGACCATCTGGCAACTGCCAGAAGAAAAGTCCCCACTCGTACATCTTGGGAACAATTGTGGTCTTATGCTTTGCTTTGCTGAATGGATCGTCGCTCATATACGCTATTGTAGCATATTAGGCTGAATACGTACCGACACCTTTCCATGATGGCGTCGAAAGTACAAGATTCTCACCACTGTCCAACACGATAGCCTTAGAAGTAATTGTGATACCATCGTCAATGATGTACAGGGTGTGAGATTCCTCCCCCTCATCCTCACCCACAACGTATCTGTTTGTACCAATTGTTCCACGGTACTGCTTACCAATGTCCATTGCGGGAACGTCAGACGCAGAGATATAAAGTTCAGCCCAAGTCTTGTCGTCCCAGTCCTGCCATGCCATTGACGTGTTGTTTGAGTATGCGACCTGTGCCCAAGAACGGAAGTTCATAATCTTGGCAAGGTTGTCTCCACCATAGAAGATGATGTTCTTTAGCTTTACGCCGGGACCAAAGGTGAACTTGGGTACTTCTGTACCCGGTTGGACTGGTGAATCAAAGGCGACACCGATTGCTGTCCATACTCCATTACGTAGTGTTGGAACAGAAACTTGCTGTCCACCTTGGAACAAAGTAAATCCGGTGTCCAAAGTTGTTTCACCTACGGAGAACCTAGCGGACACTCCTCCGTCATCGTACTGGGAGATGAAGAACTTCGTAATTCCGTCACCAACGGATAGTTCCATATCAACGTTGTCGTAGTACGCATCAGACTTTACCCAGAACTGCAATCCCAAGAATGTCTCATACTGTCTGCTAGTAACAGACACCTGTCCATCCAGAACAGAGATACCGCTCTCGTTGCCGAGGTTCATGACGGAACCCTCTGCCTTACCAATCATGTATGGTGATACGTTCTTCTTTGAGTAGTAGACACCTTCTGGCACGTATGGCAAAGCCTTAAGCTGTCCCTGTGTGCCTACCTCATTCCAATTACCGTTGTCGAAAAGGGCAAACACGGATACTTGAGGAAGCGTTGATGGTACAAGAGAATCATTATCCAACAGGAAGTGGACATCCATTTCGTACAGATGTGGGTTGGGCAACCTAAAATCTAGGATCACGTCTGCTGGAATCCTGTATAACAGATTCTCCTCAGCAATGACGATAAGACTCTCTTCTGATCCCTGATTGGCAAATAGTGCATCAATGCACTTACCCTTGATCTTATGGAAGGACACATATGCCTGCCCGCGAACAATTGGCGATGACATGGAGACATGGATGAACTTGATATTGGACGTTGTTCTTCCGCCCGCATCAAGGTCAACCTGAGAGATACCGGACAGTGGTGTCCTAGACCTATAGTAGGTCTTCGTCATTGTGTATTCTCGGTCCTTGCCGAAACGATTGTTAGTCAGGT